TCAGGAGCATTTCTGATTAACGCCACCGTTAAGAATCCACCCTTCAACAGCTTCACGAAGGTATGATTTGGGGTGGGTTCTGACTGGCTTCGGAAATCCGTGCCGTTTGGTATAGTTCCAGATTGTCTGACGTGATGAAACACCGAGCTTGTTCATCACTTCTTTCTCAGGAATCAGGCTGGTATCGGTCATCTTAATTCTCCAGGCAAAAATAAACCGCCATACTGCGGCTCTATCAGATATGAACAGGCCTCATCGAGTGTGAGGCGGGTTAGTCCTTGCGTAGCTCGCTGATTCTTCTGTAAGTCTCTGGTGCTTTGTTCCCGTACGTCTTCATTTCAGACTTCAACAGAGCAACGAGGGAATCCCATTCGTTGAGGATTCCTTTGAATGCCGGAACGCGCTTTGCAACCTTGTCGAATGAATCTCTGATTTCTGGAATCTGCTCAACAAGTGCAACGCATCGCCGGAAATCGGCTACGTCATGTGGAGCGCCGAAGTGATGACCATAGATATTCTTTTTCAGTCCACATGCGATTGAGGCAAGAGTTGCGCTACTGATGCCGACATCGCCAGTCGATTGCCATTTCAAAACCTTCATAGCCAAATCTGACATTTCTTGTCTCCAATAAAAAAACCGCCATCAGGCGGCTTGGTGTTCTTTCAGTTCTTCAATTCGAATATTGGTTACGTCTGCATGTGCCATCTGCGCCCACAGCATCCAGTGGTCATAGCAGTCGTTGATGTTCTCTGCTTCGATAACTCTGTTGAATGGTTCTCCATTCCATTCACCTGTTACTCGGAAGTGCATTTATCATCTCCATAAAACAAAACTCGCCGTAGCGAGTTCAGATAAAAGAAATCCGCATTAAGCGGCGTCGGTGAATTCAAATAAAAAACCGGCTTGCGCCGGCTCTCTCATCTTTCTGTCTACCCATGCTGATATCGATGGCGGGTGCACCTTTTCAATAGCAGCGCGAAGTACAGCTGTACGTGCCAGTTTGTCAGTAATCTCAGGAAATCGCTTCTCTGTCTTCGGTACGTTAACAGCAACATTAGTAGAATCCGCACTGGCGAACGGATACATACCAAGAACTCTCACGTCGAGCATTCGAAGACCATGAATTTTCACTTTCAAATTACGATTGATATAAAGCTCAGTGAAAACTTCATCCATTCTCTGTTCCCACCATTTAGAGCGTATGTGCCTGTGTGGGCCGCAGCATCCAATCGCCACCCATTCAAATTTGCCAGAAAGGCGTAAAAGACGTTCAATTGATTCGTCGGTATGCCAGACCGGAACCGCTTTTGATTTTAGCCAATCAGGAACCAACTCAATCTGCTCGTCGTTTTCTGCCTCTGTCCCTTCGATAACGTCAGGTATAAGAAACCATTCAATTCTGCTGAACCACTTCCCAACAAAGTCGTAGAATTTTGCTCGCCTCTTACTCCAGTCTACCGGAGTGCCTTTCTTTAATGCTTTCATCCAGTCGCTAAAAGCGCCGTTATCAAGGCGTATATCACAAGGGAACATGGCAATCTTTTTCATCTGCTCTGGTCTGGCAAATGAAACAAAAGCCCCACCATCACGGTAAAGGGCTTTAATCAGCATATCTGTAGGGGCATGCTCATCCCCCCATATTGGGCTGCCGTGAAAGTGGATGGTCATATTATCCCCATATAAAAGAAATCCCCGCGAGTGCGAGGATTGTTATTCATTGCCGATATTTACATTTATTTCGAATATCTTTACTGGGTAATCGCCAAAGTCATATGTTTTTTATTCTGTTTTATAAGCACTACTAAGTACTGCTTATTACAAATAAGAAAAGGCTGAAAAAATATTTAAGGCCACAACTGTGGCCCTAAATTTACTTACGGCACTGCGTTAATCAGATTACAAATACCTCTTTTGGCAGGGTCTGAATTCAACTTCTGGAAATTGGCGTTCAACATAGCAGTGTGTAAGTGATTCTCAACCTCAAAGAATAGGTCGATTTTGCCCTCTTTGGCTGCATGTTTCTTCCAAACATTCACTTGGTCATCAGCAATACGACTGGCGCAAGTGAACAAGAACGAACTGCCTCTAGGAATGGATGTCGTGCTGTAATACTCACCATCTACTTCTACATATTTAGCTCGGAATGACTCTAAGGTTAGCTTATTGCCGTTCTTGACCGACTTAACTTCTGCCTTACTTGTTTCTTCCTGCTCTTCAGAATGTTTCTGCGTCGACGTGGGTATCTCATTGGCCGCTGTTACGCTGACTGAACTCCCCAAACCTTTGAGGCCATTAATTTGGATAAGATAAGCCAGCTCCAGAGCCTTATTATCAGTGAGTTTTCCACGCATATTTACCCACTGACGTTGAACCATTTTTATGGTGTCTGCGTTCTCTGGGTTTTCTTTGAGGGCACTAGAATAGGCAGAGCTAAGCTGTTCGTCTAATTTTGACAGACGTTCGTTATCGCAGATTTTATGTTCGATTGCTGTCGAAGCCTTTTGGCAGTCAAAGCTGGCTGCAAATGCACCCGGCGATGCCACTAACAATGATGCCAGTAGGATATTTTTCATATTCACTCCATAAATACAAAAGCGCATTACTATAGCACTTAACCGATCGCTTATCTCGCCCGTTCGTCATTCTTATCTAACCAGAACATGCGGCTGCCACAGCACATGTCGAGGATCGCTGCATGTCCAGTCACCGGTTGCCTCCTTTGCGCAACATCGCATTCAGATATTTGTTGTCATTAACAGAACCGAAACTCTTTCTCTTAAGCAATTCCTCTCTCGATGGCATTGGCTTTACGCGTTGGCGAATAATCATTTCTGCCGGAAGAATGCCGGGATTGTATGCAAGTCCTCTCATGGTAAATTCCTCAGTCATTACTGATAGCGCCATAGCGTGAGCGGTAATTACGCAGGCGCGGGTCGATATATTCAGGGAATTGGGTATATGTGGCTTTGCGGAATGGTCGGATTGATGTCTGGTAAATTCGCTCGCGTTCTTCTTTCTCTGCAAGCCATATACAGTGGCGAAATTCCTTTTCCTCTTTCGTTTCCTGCGGTAGAGACATTATTCGATCGTAGTTTTTTCTGAATTTATCCAGCACCTCCGATACGGAATTGCCGGAACAGCGGCGCGCGTCATCCGCACCATACAGAGGCGCTGGCATAATTAAATCCTTATTTTTCTAAATCAGAATGGGATGGAATCGTCGTATACAGGAGTGTTCTGCTGGTTACTACTTTGCTGCTGCGGGCCATTTCCTGAAGCTGCAAATCCAATCTTTGCATTCAGTAATTCAAGAGTGATTGATTGACCATTTTGCCCCTGATAAACATCAACCCTGATGTTTTCTCCGGTAATTTCCACAATGCCACCTTCAACAAGAACACTACGGTAGTAATCCGCTTGCGCTCCCGGCTTGGCAAATACAACGGCGCTGTAGTTTGTCCATTCTTTCTTTTTTGTCTGGCGATCGTAATACTGAACTCCAGCACGGATGTTGAATCCGATATTTTCCCCGGCCTGAAACTCTCTTGCGGGCTTGTTTAGTCTTACAGTAATCGAATGTGCCATTAAGCAGCCGCTCCTTCTAATTCGTCTCGTCTGATGTTGTAAACGTCCTGCGCTTTGTGCTGCTCCGGTGTGCCTTCGAGCATCTTCCACGCTTTGGCGAACGCCTGTTTAAGCTCTTCTACGGTGTTTTTCTGCAATGCTGCGTCAGTGAATGCTTTTAGAACCTGTTCAGGTGTAGGTGATGGTTTTGATTGCTTTGCTGCTGCGTTCTGCTGATGTTTATGCTCGTCTGTATCTGCATCTTTCGCATCATCAATGCCGAACAAACCATTGAGGCAATACTTGCGTGCATAAGAGCTTGTAGCTCCCGTAACTTGTGCAGAATCCATTCCTTTCTTGCTTTCTTCCTCTCGTGCAAGAGCGGTTGCCGTATGACTGTTTTCGCCATCGGTAATAGTTGCCGTGGCTTTCACGTAATACCGATCACCAATCAACACAACTTCATCGCTGATTGATAAAAACAGACCATTCAGTAACGGCTTAACGCCTTCAAGAATATCTTCGCAGCTTCTGTATTTATATTTACCGAATGAGTTGTACTGATTTTTTGGCGCGTTCAGATTCTCCTGAATAGCTGCCAGTCTTGCGTAAAATTCTTTGCTCATATGTTTGTTCTCAGAATGGACATGGCCCAAGGAAATAACGCTGGTTTAATACTTCGACTCTGGACAAATTAAGGCATACCCGCATTCCTTCGCGGTCACCATTATGGCGATACCAGAGAGCTTTCTGCGTGTACATGCGTCTCTGTAACTTGCTCTCCTTCACTGTGGTTGCAAGTGACAT